GTGAGTCAGATCCCTCTCCAATATCAAAACTTAATAATTCACCATTTACTCTAAGTGGGAATCTTGTTCTTACACCATCTTGTAAATTTGTTATAGGATCAATGTAATCAAACTCACCAAATTCCCATGATGTGAATTTATCATTATAAATTTCAGTTACCTCTAAGATAAAGTCTTCTAATACTGCGCCTCTTGCAGTGACTAAACCAACTGGTTTAAATTTATCTCCACGTTTGAAAGAGTGTCCCTCTCTTGCTATTTCAAATGAGGTGACTTCAAATAAAGTAGAACCAATACCAACTGTTGAACTTGCACCAACATTTAATGTAACCAAAAGGTTAGATCCTGTTGTGGTTCCTGATACACCATTTCTTGAAACTCCAACGACTTCCATGTTGTCATATGATGGTTGTGGAAATTCAAACTTAGGATTGACATAATTTTCACCACCATCAGCTATGTTGATATCTAATGTTCCACCAGCACCAACCTGTGCATTCACACTAGCATCTCTACCTGCTCCTCCACCAAATCCAACAAAGAACGTAATAGTGTCATCCGTTCTTGCTGTAATTATAGTTGCTATACCAGCTATCGGATCAGGTAAACCTGTTGTTTTAGAAATCGCACGAGGATACGCATGATTTGACTGGAAGTCATCTCTCGAACATGAAAATACTATACCACCAGTATCAATACCAACAAAATTACCGATACTTAATCCATGACTAGCAATGGTTAAAGTTAACAATCCTGTATGTGAAATATATTCTGCATTTGTAGCCGTTTTTTGAGCTCCAGCAAATATATTATTACCTGTTCCATTCGTCCTTATTGATCCAACACCAGAACTTACAAACTTATGTACATACGCTAAATCAGTTACACCAATAGAAACTGTGCCTCCTACAGGTCTATATCCAGATCCAAATGATAATGTGCCAGCTGGTCTTGAGGGAGATACTGATTGATTATAAACTGTTGATCCTATACCAACACCTGTTATAGTTCCTTCACTGTCTAATATTGCAGTCACTGCAGCACCAACAAGTGGAGCAACTCCTAATCCACCTGATGATCCAAGAGATACAATTTTTCCACCTCTTGGGAGTTGATTTTGATTAACGTCACCATCAACAATTACATTAAGACCTGTTACTGCTGATGTTATACCAGTAAATACAATATCTTGTGCTGAAACACCGTCAGGAACAAATCTATAATTATTACTTAAATTATTTTCGGTGGTTGGTTTTTGGAATATTCCATTAATTAGAACTAAAGAACTTCCTGTTGCAATTCCAGTGGCATTTGAACCATTAGATTTCATTCTGAATGTCGCACCAACACCAGTGAATTGTGTTGACAGATCATCAAAAATTCTATTAGTTGTATAAGTTCTTCTTAAATAAGTTCTTCCTTGAAAGTCAGATCTAGGAAAGTCTAACCCAGATTTATCTTTAGAAAGATTATTAGTTCCTTTAGGTGCATCAGTAAAGAATACTTCCGATCCTACAATATTAAATGATCCAGAGAATACTCTTCCAACCACACCATTATTATGAGATGCGACCTCTGTTCCAAGAACCCCTCTCTCAACACCTAAAATGTGATAGGTTCCAACTCCAGTTACAGGGCCCACCGTGGTCGTTCCAAATCCAACTGAAGTTACCTTCATAAATTCATTACCAAACTTAATACTATCCTCTAAGTTTATATCTGTTGTTGTATTAACACTAAAATTAGTAACAGTGGTTCCAATACCAGCACCTACATTATGAGTTAAAGTCGCTGTAACAGGCGAGAATGCCATTGGTGATTGAATTATATTATCTACATTTAAAACGGTCTTCTCAAGTCGTTTAGCCATTGTTAAACGATGTGAATTACCTGCACCAACATTAGTGAATGTTACAGGAGATCCACCACTTGAAGTTGCAAGTTGGAAAGTGCTATTTGTCAATTTTTTAACAAATACAGTAGTCGGTAAATTAGATCCACCTGACATTTGTAATGTTGTAGCACCTACTCCAGCAAAAGTTGATTTTGGTGTGTAAACTAACTGTTCATTTTCTGAGAAGAAGTGATTTGGTATTGTAAATACACCTGTGCCACGGTTTAATACTGTAGTATCTTCAGGATCAAATCCTTTTTCATAGATTGGAACTCCGCCATTTTTAAGAATAAAATTCTTTCTGTTTGATCTTGTACCATTTACAGCGTTATATTGGAAAACACTAAGAGATTCTTTAATTCTTCCATAGTTTAAATCAGGTGCGTTGTTTATTAAATCTACGTCTTTATAAATTGCCTCAGTATAATGTTGTATATGATGTTTACCTGTTCCAGAATCGGGTACAAATTTTAATACGAATCCATTTGTGGAATTTAAAGTCCCTCTAAACGTACCGATACCTGAAGTTGTTCCCACAGAAACAAATGGATAATGTATAGTATGCACATCAGTTCCATCATGCACAGCTAAAACTTGATGTATAGCATGTGTGGAACTTCCTCCAACAGTGGTTCCAATACCAACTTTGACAATACTCTTAATGGCACTAAATTTATTTGAGTCAATACCAATAACATTTGTACTAGCAGAGGTTTGAACTGATGTAATTCCTGTCTGCAAAATCAGAGAGGTTTCACTCCCGTCAGGTTGTGCATTGTCTTTAAATCTGTATGTTTCTGCAGTGCCAATAGTTCCAAATCCAACAACTTTTGCTCTCACTTGAATATTTGTTACTCCAGCTCCGACTGATGATGAGTTATCAAAATCTATTGTTAAAATATTATTGTGTATTCTTGATCTAAATGATCCAATAAAGTTTGATGAAAAATTATTTTCAGAGGATGTATCTGCATAATATTCACTAAAATATGAATTAGTTCCATCATGTGTAGCATAAACATCAACGTGATTTTTTTCATTTGTTGATAAGTCTGTTACATCAACTGTGGCATAAAAAGCAGACACTGAGGTTGTTGATCCTGATGCTATTGGTTCTGCAGTTGTTCCAACACTTACTACTGTTGATAATCCAACCAAGCTCATCGCACCCAGTGTTGTGGTGCCACTTCTTAAGTTTTCCGAATTGAATGAATTTTTAAAAACTTTAATATCAATATCATCATTATTTGGGTCGATTGGTGAGATGTTAAGATTAGTACTACCATCAACAGTAGAACCCTCTATATCGACTAAGGTTGTTCCAATTGAAACAACGCTATTCTTTTCAAATGTAAATGTATCATTATTATCCTTAAATAAAACAACTTCATCAAGTTGAATTGCATTATTTGCTATGTTTCTTGATTGTATTAAGAATCGACCAAAAGTATTTCCAAATGGAACAGAAATCTTTCCTGTTAAGTTAGCATCACTATCAGAAAATTCAGAACTAATATCATCAATTTTCAAAACTCTATTAGTATTACATTTAACAAATTTCGCAAGTTTGGTATTTTTTAATTGGACAAACTTTGATGATGTTGTTGTAAACCCTAAAATTGTATCAATATCTTTAGCTAGATCAAAGTTGTTAATAGCATCAACTCTTTGATCTGTAATAATATCTGCAGAAACTATAGTCGCATTAGATACTCCAATCCCAGCTTGTGTGGTTGATGTAATTCCCGTATCAGCAAAGTTTTTAAGTCCGCTTGTATGAAGTAATCTATTTACAGGGTCTATAATCTCATTAAATGTTTGAGGACTTTGGATTGTATAGGCTAAGTTTTGATAGTAATTATTGTCAGCAAGAACCATAAAGTCTTCACTTAATCTACCAATTTCATCATTCCAACCTTTATTTTGTCTTAATGAATAATCTATTGTAAATCTACCTTTATTATTTTTAATATTGTTAATGGTTGCAACTGTTCCTGAATTTTCTCCACGAATTACATCACCAACTTCAAATTCATATGATCCTTCAATTTTAATAAATTCATCTGGACGATTATCTAATACTAATGATCCAGTAGCACTAAATGTCAGTGGATTTGCGTTAATTTGAACTGCTAATTTTTCACCTGTTCTAAACTCTGAAGATTTTTGTGTTGCTGTAAACTGTGGATAACTACTAAATTTAACAACTGATGCAAAATTTTGACCAGATGTATCAGCAACACCGGGGTTAGTAGCAGAGGCAGGTAACTTAAATTCAAGTTTTGCTGGATCAGTATTATTATATGTTATTACTTCAAAGAATTGAAATCCGTTATCTGGAGAATTAAATCCAGTTCCGGCACTTCCCTTTTTGATATTCTCAACAAAAACTTTTTCTCCAACAGTGAATTGTGGAGTTGCAAAACCATTAATAGGTGTTTTTAAAGTGCATGTAACAATACCAGAATTACTACTTTCAACGTTTGTTACTCTGTATCCATTAGTATTGTTTATTGTTCTTAGAATTTGTGTTTTGGATGTTAACCCTCTAGGTGATTCTAATATGTTTATACTTGATATTGAGTTTGCGGCTAATATCACCTGAATAACCCCTTGGTCATTAGTTAACTTACCAGTATCAGGATCAATGACAACAAGATCAGGTGCATCAATATAATTTAAACCTCCGCTAACAACTTCAATGTCTGTTATTGAATCTGAATTTATCAGTGTGACAGTTGGTGATAATCTAGCTTCAGGACGTAATGTCTTGTCAGAATGATAATCAAATCCGGGATCAGTGATTCTAACTTTACTAATATTATTAATTGATGATGATAAGCATAAAATATTAGCACCAGTTCCGTTTACACTGGTAATACTTGATATACCGGGTAAATTTTTATATCCAAAACCTCTGGATGTTAAATTTATTTTACTTACACCACCGGATGTATTTTTGGATGACGTATCATAAGTTATAGTTGAAGCTGCTCCTGATAGATACGATCCCTGTTCAGGAACTTGATTGAGTGAAATATTAAAACCACCAGTGGTTGCCCCAAAAGCGGTGTAACTACCGTTATATTCACTATTAATATAAGAAATTTGTGAACCATTTTTAACATCAGGATCTGATGTGCTTATAAATCCTGTTTTTTCTAATGTATAAAATAATTTTTCAGGATTTGTACTATCAAATCTAAGTGTTACTGTGGATGTTGTACCAACACCTGCAGTGCCATTTCTTAGTACCCCAAAGTTCGTTGTAGATCCTGTTGATACAAATTCATTTTTAAATTCTGAGTCAAAGTAAAAATTCAAATTATATCCATTCAAAGATGGATCTGAAACATAAAATAGTAGATTATCATTTCTAACAATATCTATAGGAGGGTTTACTAATGATAATTCTTGTGTGCCTCCACTGTTTGTTGTAATTCCAACTGTATTTGGAGGTTCATTTATTACATCATATCTTGTCTCAGCTAATCTAAAATGATCATCATCAATTCTGTAAACAAAATATGTCCTCTCTGATGTTAATCCAGTGGCAGGACTACCATTATAGAATAATTTTTGCCCAGTTTTAAATCCATGATTGATTATATTAATTTCATCCGAATTTACATCGGCATTTGAGAAGATTGTTGGATTGATAAGTAATTTATCATTTTTTGAATCATATTTTACAATAACAGATGTTGATCCTGCGCCAATACCTTTAGTTTCATTTGAAACTAAATTTAATTCAATAGTATCATTATTTTGAAGACCATGAAGTGTTGATCCAAATGAAACAGTTGATATACCTACAGTTGCAGTGATTCTCTCAACTTTACCTTTTACTTGAGGATAGTTTGATTCAATGGAGTATTCAAAATTATCAAAACTACCTGTCTTAAAGAATACTGGTTCATGATTTGCTGTTAGAGCAATACCAATAAGATCATCAGAAAACTTTCTAACGTATACCGTTGTAGAGACACCAGAGGATGGTAATGTAAAATCAGCACCTACTTGGAACCTATCACCTATACCTATGGTAAATGCAGTGTTAGGTGAAGTTGTTGGCCTTCTAAGTATTACTTCTTGGTTATCTGAAAAAGGGTGATTTGGTAAGAAAATAGATTTTGCTGGTATTGATATAACTTGCGATAGTTCACCTGTAGTATATGATTTACCGATTGAAACAGATCTTCCAACTGTGACTGCAACCCCAACTGCTTCTGCAGGGTTAAAGTATACAATATCATTCTTTTTCGATATAAAATCACCTATATCAGTTGTTCTTAACTTTAAAAATTGTGGTATAGTTTGAACTAATCCACCAAGTGTGTGGAATTTACTTGTCTCAGCAGCACCTACAATTCCTCTCTTTACCCTTAAAATACTTCTTTGTTTGAAAGTATTTAATACTAATAATTTTTCAGTTCCAATACCAATACTGCTTCCTGCAGAGACTGTTGGTGGTATTGTTGCTAAGTATATGTCTGTTACTATACCAGCCGTGGTTTGCTCCCCTAAACCTTTGTATAATACTGTGCTTTCAGAACTAACTCCAATTTGATGTGAACCCGTTAGTTTAGGAATACTTGTTGTTAATCCTGATATAACGATTATATCATTTGTATTTAAATTATGAGTTGTTGAAATAAATCCAGAAACTGTTCCATTTCCTCCACGAACAAAAACAACATCTCTATACGTTGTAACACCAACTGTTACACCACCGACATCTTTACCCTTCACTCTTGATACTAAGGCACTCGCACCCCCACCGTCAGTTCCAGTATTGTCAAAATTCAAACTATCTCCAACTATATAATTATCACCACTAGATACAATATTAAAATCATCAACATTTCCGCTTGTGACTGATTCAATAATTGATGTTTGTTGTTTTATCTCATATGATTCTATTGCAAAATTGTAATCTGCATTTTTATCATCAAATTTATATGGCAAAGAATTTCTTATTAAATCTGATGAGTTAAAATCAAAATTATTTTGATTTATAGTAAAATTATCAACTATTGGGTCTGATCTATAGGTATCTCCAATAAAGTAAGGATAAACTGGTTTTTGATTAATGGAAGATACGCTTGCAAAGTATGCATACACTCCATTTGGAAAATCTGGTGTTTTACAAAATCTACCATTATTTTCATCTAAGTCGCCACTATTATCATATACATAATCTTCTACAAAAAATCCTGCAGGAAAAATGGTGGTTGATGGTCTGTTAACTATTAGTGAAGAATTTAATGAATATCCAGAATTAAGAACTCTTGATAAAGAACTATTATTATTAGATTCAGAGTATCCATATGGCCCGTAAATTGGATTACCATCATAAGCCCACCCAATTATTGGTGAGTGAACTTGTGGTGATGTAACAGTGTCACCGAAAGATGTTTGTATTTTACCAGCGTAACCTAGAACAGAGTATTGTAAATTAGTTGCTGATTCTCTTAATAAAATTTCATCTCCAAATCTTTCTAAATTATTAACGTTTAAGTCTCTAACTGCAGAATCAATGATAAAACCAGATCCGTTAGGTGTAACCTTAACTGCAGGTTGAGATGTATATCCTATACCCGGATTTATTACCTTTACTTCTGTAATTTTTCCATTGTTAACAACTGCTCTTAATTTTCCACCTATTCCAGTTCCTACACCAACAATATCTAAATCTGGTGCAGATGTATAATCTTTACCTCCAAATCTAACATCACACTCTACAATTTTTCCATCAAGAATTATTGGTTTTAATTCAGCACCTTCACCATTAAGAATTTTTATGTTTGGTTTTTTCTCAAAGTTAAGAATATTTGAACCATAATTTGTTCCAGATTCGTATAGATAACCATCAGTCAGAGGGCCACGTATTTTTGGTGTAGCAACTATAGATTCTGTAAGTCCTGCAGATACTGGAGAGTAAACTGCACTAACAGAGAGAACCACTGGTTCAAAAAAGAATTGATGATTACTTAAAGATGAAACTTCAGATATTCTTACAAAATTCTTTCTCAAATAATTTGAGTTAGGGTCTGCGGCTCCCACACCTACATCAATTAATCTAAATTTATCTTCATCTAATTTCAAAACACGATAACGTGTAGTTACTCCAAGTCCTACAGGTGCATGGTTTGCATCTCCACTTACTGGAGAGTATTGAATTAAATCACCAGTTATAAATCCATGATCTTTAAAATTAATTGAATTATCTACTGTGGTTATACCAACTGGTTTTACGATTAATTTCCTATTAGTATAATTAGTTCCCTTTTCAATAACTTTTATAGATTTAAGATGATTTTTTAAATTCAACAATGTAAATTTATGATTTCCAGTTTGATTCTCAACAGTAAATCCGATTGTATTAATACCAGCAGAATAATCTTTTACAGTTGGATATAATTTGATTGAACTGATTCCAACTACTTCTGGATAATAGAGTGAACCATCGATCAATGTTTTATTTTGTATTGTGTTTGATCCCGCGAAATCCCCGATTCCTATGGATGGATGTCCGTTGTTGCTGTAAATTAATGGTTCTCCACTTTGTAAATTATGAGGTTTATCTGTATAAATTATATCTGCAATATGATCAACTCCACCACGATTAATTCTCAATCTACCATCAAATGTCAATTCTCTTTGTCTTTTTGTGACGATAGGTTTTAAAATTGCTCCAGAACCATTTCCTCCAGACAACGTAATAGATGATATTCTTTCAATGTCAAAATTTTGCTGATCAACAAGCACCTCTTTCAACTCGCCAGTGACCACAGGTTGAATTAATGCGGTTGTTCCTGCTCCAGCAGGGGCTGGGACACTGATTTGAGGAGGATTTACAACATCAAAATTTTTACCTTGATTAAAAATTATAAAGTCTGATAATGGGCCATAATAGATCTTATCAAGAGATTTATAGTTTGCAATCTCAACACCATTCTTTAGTATACCTGTCGTTCCAACTTCGGTCTTTACTGAGTTTCCAGACTTAATATTTGCTTCAGCGGGAAACTTTTTAAGTATTTTTTGTACACCTATCTGTTCATTTTTATGTCTTAAAAGAACAAACTTATGAGTTCCTGTAGTAGAAATTCCAGTATTTGTAAATTCAATATAAGGTGGGCGAGCAAGATTTACGTTTGTTACTGTAATAAAAGATCTTGAAGGATATAATCTTAAAATTTTATCAGGATTTCCAGAATCATCAGGTAAAACCTCCGCATAATAAACTCCTCCGGTTGTATCAAGACCCACTAAAGGATCTTCACTCGGAATGTATGCAATTGCATCACCAGTGATAAAATCTATTTTGTTGTCAAATTGTAACTTTGAGTATAATTCAGTTACACTATTTTTTTCAAGTAACTGACCCGTTACTATACCAGCATTATTAGCAACACCTATTTGAGGATTTGCACCTAATTCAGATTTTACAACTGTCTTCTCAATAATATATGATGGCATTGAAGATGATGCCACATAATAATTCTCATCATTATCATTATACGTATTTTGCACGTTTGCAGTGATTTTATCATTACCAAATTCTAAATCAACACCTGCAGCACCAACAGCCTTGTCTAATTCTCTTTGTATATCATGATCTTTTCCACCAACAAATAACTTTTGGTTTAATTCAATTTGATTACCACCTATAACTCTTTCAACAGTAATACCGGTTTGTTTTGGAACTGTTGATCCCTTAGCTAAATATGATACTTTATCACCATTTTTTAAATTAGATTCATCTAAAGAGGCCTTTGTAATGAATGATGAATATGATGTAGTTAATCCAGTTGTTTCTAATTTAAATCGACTTGCAGTGTTATATAACCAAGAATTAAAAAATACAGTTTTTCTAGTTTTGTCTATTGGTAAAGTTGGATTAGGTATTTCTTCACCTAAGTTTTTGACTGTTATTTTTTCACCCTCAAGAGTAACACTTGATTCTTTGCTAGGTAAAAGTTCAAAATCAGACAGAACTCCAGTAATTCTTAACTCAACTCTCTTGGTAAGATCACCATTTTCGTATCCAAAAATAAACTCATCACTTCTAATATCATCGGTAGATCGAATAGAGACTCCAATTCCTGTACAGTTTAAAAATTGATTTATAGTCTTATCACCATATGTGATGGTATTAATACCATTTACACCATTTGAAATAAGAGTTCCTGTAGTGCCAAAACCAACTGTTGAATCAACAGTTAGTAAATCAGAACTTACAGGAGCATCTTCAATAATTCTTGTCTTTCCGGGTATTGTGAAAATTCCTTGTATCGCTGTTCTCTCATCATATCCCACAAACAAATTAAGTTTGTAGTAGGTTGTTATTCCTAAATTACCAGATCTACTGAAAATTTCCACTTCGGATACAGATCCTGAAGTGTTTAAATCAGTTGATTTAGTAATTGTTTGTCCTACTAAATTATTTGGATCACCAGATATTTGTTCAGCAACGATCACTTCTCTTCTGAGATATTCTGCAGATGATGGTTTAATTAGTAAATTTTCAAGATCAATAATTTTTGGTGAAATCCCGTACAAAACATTAAATAAAATACGAAAAGATTCTTCAGTTCCTTTAGATTTGTATAATGATTTTGACTCTTTAATAAAATTACTAATATCAACGTTTGTATTTAATTTTGTATCCTCTAAGCCAGGAGTTAAATATGATTTAACTTTTTTGTAAAATTCTTGAAGAAACAATACACTTAAATTCTCAACAGATGATGTTGCAGTGTGAGCATCGGCAATAGATGTAGAAAATACTAATTCTCCAAGATTGTTGGGATCTGTGTAAGAAGTTATACCACAAAATCCACGAGTAACGTCGATAAACTCTGTAGAACTTTTAGATGTATATGTAAAAATCTCATCATCAATTTTAAAAAGACCATGCTTATCAGGAAATCCTTTTGTTGATGATACAGTAACAGTTGTATCTGATGTCCCTATTCCAGATGTAAGTGTAGTTACACCTACAATTACTTCAGGTGTTAGATTATCTAATTTTAAATATTGGTCTAAATTATCTGTTAAATCTATTACTCCACCACGATGCTCTTGTGAAACATAGTACTGTTTTAAAAAATCAGATGTTAATGGGCTCTCTGATGTAATAAACTCAGGGAGTTGATTATCAATTATATCTTGAACTTGTATACGCTTGTTTATTCCAGTTCCGATCATGTTCTTGTTAATTCTCCGTTAGAATAACTTGAAGTTACTTTATAACCAACACCAGATATTTGCTCACCTGATGTAATTGTATCTTTAACCATATTTATTTGACTACTTGGAATGTTAAAATCAAGATACAGATCTTGTAAACCAATGATATCATTTGATTCTGGGAAGGCCTGTACTTCAATTACATTATTTGGTTTATCCGTAGATATTATGTTTATGGTTGATAAGTTTATTTCACCATGAACATAATCCACTGTTCCAGCAGATTTAACAACAACAATTGTTTCACCACTTGCATTTTTTCTTACAACTGATATTGTTCCTGTTAATTTATCATCATTTGGTATATCCGTAAAGAATACTGTTTCAATTGTGCCTAAAATTTTGAATCCGGTGCTTTTAATATTAAGTCCCTCTGGTTTTACGTTAAATTGATTGCCAAAACATAATTCATATTGTGCAAATTGATTAACTAAAGCATTTAAATTTCTTCTTATCTTTACTCTAGTAATATTTGATGTGATTGCTCTATCAATATTATCAACAACATTTAATACTTTACTATACTTGAATCTACCACCAAATTTATTCACATCTCCAGAATTAGAGTATTTTGTTAAAGCTGTCATAATCTTTGCTTTAAGATCGTTAACAGTAGATACTTTTGTCGAATCATAATAGATGAAAGATTCAACCTCAACATAAAGAACTTGCAAGTCAACTATTTTTTGATTGATACCTGTTAGTGAATAACTTTTTAACTTTGTAAGAATTTGTGTTTTGTCGAAATCTGATACAAATTCACCATTTTTAGGTTTAATTGTTATTAACACAGTACCAAACTGTGGTGGGTCAACTTCCTCACCACCTACAACAGACACACTCTCAGTATTAGGATATATTGTTTGTATTATTGATTCATAGTCTCTTGATGTAACTGCTCTGTATTGAGAAGAATATAGTCTGGGTGCAAAATACTTTATCGAGTCAATACTCTCAATATCACCTCCATTAGACGCTGCATTAATTGTATTAATTGTTGGAATTACGGAGGGAGTAATTACTTGACCAGTATCCCCTAAGAAATTACCTGCAAAATTAAAGAACTCAGGGCCATTACCTTCAGAACCTGAAGTAACAATATATTGAACTGTGATCACCGCACCATTTTCAGGTTTGCGTCCAAAAATACCGTCACCAAATAAAAGTTCATATCTCTCATCTTGTATCTCTTGTATTAAATAAGTATCTGATATTGAACTAATTCCTACTATATTATCAATCATCTTATATTGTTTACCCAGAATACCCGGAGTGCCAACATAAGCAACGATAGATGATGAATCGATGTTTGCGTTATCTAAAATAAAACGTTGCTCTAAAGACCCGTCAACGACGTATTGTGACGTTAAAAATGTCCCTTCTAATACTTCAATTGGACTAGATGCAGATCCAAAATTTGCAACTCCAACCCCACCTGTGACGGTTGTAGTCGCAACTATCTCCTCAGAGATCGAAAACACTATATCTGAATCATTCTGTCTTCCTACACACACCAGGCCTGGTTGTAAGGACATTGTAGAACTTGTAGTATTCGCAGTAACTGAAAAAGATATTGATGCCCTTGCTGCTGTTTTTGAACGGGGTACGTAACCAATATTTCTTGCCATTGATACGACATTTTCTCTCAACGTCGCTGAATCTAAGAAAGATTCGTTTACAACAAGATTAGAGTTAAATGCAGAGATATATGTATTGTAAGCTAGAGTATCAATTAAGACTGAAAAGTTAGATCCTTCAAAATCAAAGTCCGTAAAGTTTGAATTTGCTCTTAAATATTCTTTAATTTGTGTTTTAATCTGATCAAAGTCAAGATTAGTGAATTTAGTTACTGGCATTATCTCGTTGCTTTAAGTATGAATGAAAATTCTTGTGTGGGAAAATCTTGACCAACAATATCAAAGATAACAACTACTTCATATTCATTTTGATCTGGTCTAGGATCAACATTAACCTCTAGATTGTCAACTCTTGGTTCATAATTTTCAATTGAAGTTTGAATTTGTTTTTCAATTATTGATGCAGTACCAAAATCAACGAATCCGGGAACATTTTCAAATAATAAACCTCTTACATCAGATCCAATAGTTGAATTAAAAAATCTTTCATTTGGAATAGTTTGAACAAGATTACGAACAGACCTTTTAATTGCATCTGCATTTTTAAGCACCCCAATATCATTAGTCACAGGATGTCTTTTGAAAGACAGACTAATATCCTTGAATGCTCTCGATATTCTTGTTATCGCCATTAAACGATCTATTTTTATCTATTTATACCTATCTATTTAGCTGATTCATATTATAGTCTTCAGAATCAAAATAATTAAGCAACCACCATGCTACTGAACGTGGATTTTTCGCTCCACAAGTGAAGATATCGATTGCAACACACTCTTTTTCAGGCCAAGTATGGCAAGAGAGGTGACTTTCACCTAAAGTTACTGTACAAGTCACTCCATAAGGGTCAAATTGATGCACATATGTGTTTAAAACATCTAAACCTTCAGTTTTACAGGCACTTTCACACACTTGTTCAATCTTTTTTGCATCATTTAGTTTATCAAAGGGTACATTATACACTTCAACTAACAAATGTTCGCCCATATGAGCATTTTTCACTGTTTTCATCCGAAAGTATGTACGTTATAAGATTTGCGAACTGGTGGATAGAGAGATTTTTTGGATTTTTTGGTTACAATTCTGTATATTTTGAATAATTTTTGAGTTTTCATTCAGATTTAGTAATTTTTGTCGGTTTTGGGTGAACTGATGGATATTCACTGATTAATACTTTGCCACTTTTGACAAATTCTCGACTTTTATCAACTTTTACGACCATTTGTGCCTCCTTTTATAATATTTATCCTAATTCTGGATCATTTTTGCGTTCTTTTGCAGTTTTCCAGAAATAATTCTCTTCTGAACCTAATCCGTCACGATCATGACCGTTCTCCACCTGATAATACACGGTTGATACCTTAAAATCAGGATTCTTAGGTGTCTCAGGAGTGATACTGTTGTCATAAATTCTCATTCTGTTGTTTGGATAGAGACAAAACTGCCCATTATCCAATTCTAAGAGATTATGAGACTTATGTTCAGCAGGCTGCTCACTAGTTGAGTAGTCTATTGAGTCTACATCCTGATGATAGTTGTCCAAAGTGCAAATATAAGTACCAGTTTGTGTTCCAAAGTCCCTTGTAAGCACTTCATAGTGCATTGAACCGATAAATTGTTTCTGAACAGCGACCACACCATAGTCCATACAGTTCCAAAATTGTAAATTATGCAGTGTCATGTCTGGTTTTGGTGTCTCTGGATCACTTGTGAACGCAGAAATCGGTAATTTATCAAACATTGCAGCATATTCTGGCAAATATGTCTCAAAATAGAAGGCACGACCGGGTATTGATTTAGCAGAAACCCAGACTCCCTTTACAAATTCGCCATGACCACTCTTATGGTCGGTCAAATACTCTTTTCTTACCCAAACCTCATAGGAGGGTAGATTCGCAATTAGACAAGCCATTTACTTACCCTGCCCTCTTGGTCTTTTACGAGCCGAGTTACGCGAGGTAGCCGCGTATTTCGAGTGTTTTCCGTTTCCCTGTCGAGTTTTTTTCGGGCGACTTTCGATATTTACACCCATGCTAAATGTTTTTGCCATTAATCAAGTTCCTCTTCGATCATTTTAGTAGTAAATTCACTGGGGTCATTCTTCCCTGTGAGGTAAAATTCAACTGCAAAGTCTTGCATACGGTCAAAGTATTCACTTTGAGACAATCCTGAGAAGACTTCTTCACCATTCTTCAGAATTGTATAGAGAGTTCTACGTATGGGGGTCATAATACCTGAGTAAGAATACAATAATTGCGAGTATGAGTAGTGCGGAAAGTATTGCAACGATCATTAGATTACCCTCGTCTTCTCATGTCCAACACGAATTCTTGGATCACACCAGATTTCATAACCGGCCTCTTTGGCATCGAGACAGAACGAGACATCTTCGCCACACATATCTTGGACTTCACCAGACTCAAAGACCTGCATCTTTGGAGCAAACCAA